GGGAATGACAGCTACACCAACTACAACATTGCTCCCTACATAGGCGACGGGGAGGCCACCGACGCACCGCTAAATAATGATCTCTACCGGAAGCTGATCAAGGCGAAGATCGCCAGAAATATCAGCGATGGTACGGCCGACAGCATCATCCAGCTCCTGGAGATCATTATCGGAGTAAAGGTCACGGCACTGGTCAGCAACGGCGACAAGTCGTTTGATATCGGTGTTGCCTCGGAACTGGATAACACCACGCTCTACCTTATCGAGAATTTCGACATCATTCCTCGGCCGCAGGGCACAAGGATCGGTGAAATTTTCGTTCTTCCAGTAAACATCGATGAAATCGAAGCCTCTTCTTCGCACATTTATGAATACGCGAACTTCACCCTTCCTGGAGATATAGCCTGATGTCAAGACAGCCCTTCAACACGCGCTGGGCTCAAGGCGTTGAGTCCGAGGATAGCTTGAACTCTTTTAAGGCCCCGGGTGACGTTCGAATTAGCACCGGCTGGGAGGGTGGGCAGGATAAGGACGCCCCGCCCGCCGGGCAAGAAAACTGGTGGCATAACCGTGTCGATTCTGCGCTTCAAGGAGTAGAGCGGTATGGGGTTATGTCGTGGCACCCACAAGCGATTTATGGCCTGGGGGCCCCATCTGTTGGGTCGGACGGAAATTATTACGAGAGCCTTCAAAACGGAAATACTGGTAATGATCCCGTATCCACGACTGGGTTCTGGCGTTACCGCGGGACATCATTCTTTTCTGGGAGTGAGCCTGGTGATTTGAAGATGGTTGCTCACAACAACATCCCGGCCGCGGGCTGGCTTAAATGCAATGGCGCGGTTTTGGTTCGATCCTCTTATCAGCTTTTGTTTGCCGCTATCGGCACGCTCCACAATACCGGCGGCGAAACCATCCTGCAATTCAGGCTCCCGGATTACCGTGGTGAATTTGTTCGCGGTTTCGATGATGGCCGCGGAGTTGACACCGGGCGTCAGATGGGATCGTCCCAAGATGACGCCTTGCAAGGCTTTGCAATCCCAGCCGCATTGGCAAATGGAGTTGATGGCCCGTGCGCGGATACCTGGACTAATGGCGCAAAAATAGCCACAAAAGTTCTTCCTATCAGCGACGGGGTAAATGGAACGCCGCGAATCGCTAAAGAAACAAGACCAAGAAACAAGGCAGTCAACTACTGGATTAAATACTGATGACCATTCATCTGCATGAAGGTCAGCGGGTCGTGTACCAGACCGACGCTGACAACTTCTACATCGGCAAGGCGGCGGCAGATCCCGATCCACAAAACCCAGGAAAATGGCTAATTCCGGCCGGCTGCGTAGAGGCCGCACCTCCCGTGATTCCGCGAGGAAAGATGGCTCAGTGGGCCGGCTACAAATGGAAGCTCATCAGCGTGTAGGTGAATTATGGAACGCAAGCGCAAGCGTCACTTCAGCGACAAGATGGAAAAGTTCTGTCTTGCCTATGTCGAGACAGCCAATGCGGCCGAGTCCTATCGAATCGCCTACAACACAGAAAATATGGCCACGGCCACCATTGGCCGCGAAGGCTACAACACTCTGCAGAAGCCCCAGGTTCAAGCACGGCTAGAAGAATTAAGGAAACAGGTCATGGAGCGTCACGAAATCACCGTTGACACCCTCCTGGCCGAGCTTGAAGAGGCCAGGAAGGCCGCACTTGGCGCTGAGACCCCTCAAACATCCGCCGCTGTATCGGCCACCATGGGCAAGGCAAAGCTGCTTGGTCTGGACAAGAAGATTGTTGAGCTCACCGGGAAAAACGGAACGCCGATCCAAACCAACTCTACGGTCACGGTTGACCAGAAGGCCTTGAGCTCCGTGCTGGGCTGCCTATGAGCAAGCTGCTTGACTGGGATGTAATGAGCAGCGCAGAACGACAAGCGGCAAAACTCATCAGCGAGCATTCGCCGCTGTCGTTCATGCGTGTTTTTTTCCAGCTTAACCAGGGCATGAAGATGCTCTGCAACTGGCATCACCGCTACATGGACCACACAGCCTTGCGCGTGCTGTCTGGCGATCTGAAAAACGTAGTTTTCAACATGCCGCCAGGCGGCACCAAGACTGAGTTCTGGTCGATCCATGTGCCGTCATACGCCATGACCATGTACGACCGGACGCGCACGCTCAACGTTTCCTACTCCAAGGCCCTGGTCGAGGAGAACTCAAACCGCATCAAGTCGATCATCACCAGTGATGAATATCAGGATTTGTGGCCGTGCGACCTGGGCAAGGCCGACGTGGCCAACTGGGTCATCACCGACGATCGCGGGCGCAACAAGCACCAGATTTTCAGCCGATCCACTGGCGGGCAGATCACTGGCGTGCGCGGGGGCTATATATCTGAGGGCTTCACCGGGTTCATCAACCTGGATGACCCGGAGAAGGCCGACAGCGCATTCAGCGCAACCATGCGGGCCAAGGCTCAGCGGATTGTCACCAACACCCTGCGCAGCCGTCGGGCGTCCCCTGATACGCCAGTGATCTGCACGCAGCAGCGCCTGCATACGGACGACGTGTCGGGCTTCTTGCTCAAGGGTGGCATGGGCCTAGACTTTACGCACATCAAAGTCCCTGCCCTGGTTACCCGTGAATACATCGCCAGCTTGCCGCTGGAAATTCGTGAGCATGCCGAGCGTGACGTTTTTTGCGCCCCGTCAATCGTACGTGGCGGCGTCGAATACTGGTCCTACTGGCCCGCCAAGGAGACGGTTGCCGATCTCATGGCGTTGTGGGAGCGCGACCCCTACACCATGGTCAGCCAGTACCAGCAAGAGCCGATAGCCCTTACCGGCGGCATGATCGATGCCGACTGGTTCAAGACCTACGAGCAATTGCCGTTCCTGGTGTGGCGCGGGGTCTACGTCGATACCGCGCAGAAAACAGGCGAGCAGCATGACTTCTCCGTTTTCAACCATTGCGGACTTGGTGTAGACGGAAACCTCTACCTCATCGATGTCCATCGCGGCAAGTGGGATGCGGGCGATCTTGAGGCCGAAGCGCTGCGTATCTGGCAAAAATGGATGCCATGGGACCAGTTCCGCCCGGCGGTACTTCGGTATATGCGCGTCGAGGACAAATCTTCCGGCACAGGGCTCATCCAGACCATCAGCAAAAAAGGCGCGATCCCGATCGAGCCACAGCCGCGCGGGCCAGCCGCAAACAAGGTGACAAGATGCATGGATGCAGTGCCGTGGATCAAGTCCGGGAGAGTTTACGTTCCGGCTATTTTTGATGATCAGGGCCGCAAGATCGAGCACGTGAAAGACCACCGCGGAGAGATAGTTGCCTCCACGGACTGGGTCGCCCCATTCCTCACCGAGGCATCAGCCTTCACCGCCGACGATACACACGACTTCGACGACCAGGTAGACACCCTCTTCGACGCAGTCGCAGACATGCTCATCAGCAACAGCGGCGATTTCTTCTCCGGCAACTGGCTCTAACCAACCCCGCTTAAAAACTCCAACTTTCGTTGGCCGACTCCGGCTGCGCTCATTAAACACGCCCCAAGGAAAAGATATGACTGACCAGACTCAGCGGCTTGAGATCGCCACCGTTAAGGCGGAAATCGGCAGCAATATCGTTCATCGATTCTCCAACGACGCACTGGCCGCCGATGCAATCCCGACCGACTCTGGCCCAATCCAAAACCTGAAACAGGTCATAAAAGTAATCGAAGATAAGGCGAGCGTTTCATCGTCCATCTATCCAACGGTGGCGGCCGGCCTTGCGGAGACTGCCGAGGGGGGGATTTTCCTAGTCGCATCCGCTGAGGACGACGAGATCTATGCCGTATGGAAAAAGGTATCCGGCGCTGCGGTCGATACCGGCAAGCGCACGCTGTCCTCTCAAGCTGTCGAGGACGCGATGGATGCCGCGCAGACAAGTGCTGCCGAGGCCGCAGCATCTGCGCTGGCCGCTCAATCAGCAGCATCCACCGCCGCAGCCGACTTCCAGGACATTTTCGACGCAGATCAGGCCGCTCGCGAGGCTGAGTTCGATGACTTCATGGACCATCTTGGCTATGAATCAACCTACCTGGCCTACGGCCCCGGGGTAGTGGTAGAGCGACAAACCCAGCTCGTTCAGCGTGATGGCGCGTTTCATCGCGTCATAAATGCATCTGACATCCCGCTTACACTGACCGGCACTTGGGTGACTGACGCGCCAAAGCTTGAGGACGTGGGTGATGCGGTTTTGCGGCAAGCTCTTGCAGAGCCTGGCGGATCAAGCCTGAGCGGATTTCAGCCGGAAGGCACCGGAGCCGTGTCCAGGACAGTAGAGCAAAAACTGCGTGAACTAGTTAGCGTCAGCGATCACGGGAACAATCTCCGTCAAGCCTTGGAAAATGGCGCTATGGTTCGTGTTCCGGCTACCGTCACAAGTATCAGCTTGTCCGCCGCAGACTCTCCATTTGTGCTGCCGAACCTTTACCGGGTAAGCGCCGAGGGCGATCTCACCATTAATCTAGTGGCGGGCGTTCACACGACGGCTACCGGCGATATGTGCCGTGTAGGTGTCCGCAACTCAACCATCAAATTGGATGGCGTAACGCCCACTGAAACAAAGGCCACAGCAGTCACCGCAATCACTGGTACGGCTGGCGATTGGTCGATCACCTACACCCTAAACAGCGCGTCGGGTGCCGCCGTTGGTGATTATGCCAAGCTCTTTGATGTCGGCCCGCTTCCGGTTCTTTCTGGCGATAACGTAGCCCCCTATATTTTGCGCAGCACGCCACTGCTTGGTGAGCTGTGTGTGCCGACGTTGAACATCGGATCGATTACCTTCGCCAACGGCGGCGGCAGCGTGGCATTCAGTTCAATCCCTGTAGGTGCTCTTTCGGATTACATCCAAAGCGGCTGGCTGATTACAGCCAAGGGGCAGACGCGTCGTTTGAATGTGATCGGCGGAACATCTGCATCAATCTTCGGTGCGTGGACCAACGGCGGCCTTACTTCAAGTCCGACTTACTATGTGACCCGCCCCAATGCGGGCACGGTGGGCACAGGCGGCGTTGCAAGCGCTACCGTTACAGGTACGGGCTCTGCATTCCTCACTCAGGGTAACCCGGGCGACGTGTTCCTTGCCGAAGGCGTCATGTCAAAAATCCTGTCGATCACCAACAACGGATCACTCGTTCTCGACGCCCCGGTCACCTTGGTCGACGGCACTTACTACAGCATCTTGCAGTCGGCGGCTTGCCTGCATGAAGGTGTACACGAAATCACTGCAGTTGCTGGCAATAACGTCACCGTAAAAAACCGATCGCAGATCAAGCCGCCAATCAACGGCGTCACTTGCGATGAGTTCAAAATCCTGAAAACAGTCCTCAAGCAGACCGGCACAGGGGATGGCTTTGTTTTCGACCAGAACGGTTCCCTTCGCGAGCTGAACAACGTTGCGCTGGTTGGTCCTGGCACCGGCATCGGACTTTTGATGCAAAGCCGCATTCCAAGCGAGCTTGCCCAGGGCGTTACGTCGTTCGGTGATGTCACTCAGAACGGGCTTCGCGGCACATTGCTTTGTGGTGAGAACGTCGGGCTTACACGGTTCTTGCGCGGCTCCATGGTCGGCCATGGCTGCCTGCTGAACGGCAGAAAGCTGGCTGTCACCAACAGCACCGAACATGGTGTCTGGGTTCTTGAAGGCGGGTTTGGTAACCTACGCCGAGCACAAATTACGGGTGGCGCTATTGGGCTGGTCGTGAATGCCGGTGGCGCGGCAGTCATCACCGAAATCCGCCTGGCTGGTTGCGCTAATGACGGCTTGCGTTCTGACGCTAACGCCACCTTGTACGGTGAGGCCCCTATGGCTATAGCCTGTCAAGGAATGAACTACCGCATACTCGATAGCACCAAGGTACATTTGACTGACTCTGTCAGCCTTCTGTCGGCATTGTCTGGTGTGTATCTTGACGGGGCCAGCGCGAGAATCGACAAAATGGTCATTGGTGCAAACGGTCGGGCCGGTATCGAAACAACACCTCAAGTCACGCTGCACGCCGATAGCTGCTGGATCAGCGGCACCAGCAACACGGCCGGCTCCGGCTATGGCGTCCAACTTGGCGGGTGTTCGACCCTCGTATCGGCCAATGGTGCGTTTGTCGGCAACGAAGGCGGGGATATTATTGTCCCCGCTGGAACCGTTGGCGCGATAGCCTATTTGACCAGTTGCTACTACGGGAGTTTCTCGGGCGTTACCAGGCTCAATAGCCCCAATGCCAACGGATCCGCTATCTACGATGGGGCAGCAACGGATATCGGTTCGTCGATTCCTACCATCGGCTCTTCGGGTGGCGCCATCGGCTCGGTGACTGCGGTCGGCCTGAACTGGACCCGCGACAAGGATCGTTATGAGTTTGACGCGCGAGTCACAGTTACGACAGTTGGCACGGCCACGGGCTACTTGACCATGAGTCTCCCGTTCACTGCGGCCGCAAACTGCAGCATTAGCGGTACCAACCAGTCTACGGGGGTGGCTCTGACCGGATACGCCACAGGCACAGAGCTCAGGATATTTTCCGGCACCGGCGCCTTCCCCGCAGCAAGCGGAAATCTGTTGGTAGTGTCTGGTGTCGTCAGGGCTTAGCTATAAAATCGGGGCGATAGCTTAATGCTTTCGCCCCATCTATTTCTAATTTGCATTTGCCATGGCATGACTTGCTTTCATATGCTTATAGATTGCCCTGGCTTTATTATAGACTTCCGTACTTCTACCGGCAGTTGGCGAGCTGTTCACTATTGACATGGCCGTTTCGTGCTTTAGATCAGCGGCAAGCATTATCCAGGCTACTTGAGGCGCCTCATTCTTTTTTGGGTCCTTCTCACCATAAGCAAGAACTACCGAATAAGCTGTATGCTTATTAAGGTTTTTATTAGCTCTTTCAATGGCGATGTTAATGTTATCCCTGCATTCTCTGATGTTCGGGGTTTTTATATGCTTATTGCCTTCGGTTGAAAGCCATCCGCCTATAGCTTTATGTGACAATGAGAATGTCCTGTCAACGAATAGCCCGCATGCCGAATCTACAGAAGAGTTATCTTTGTAATAGCCGAATGGTCCGTAGGCATAATCTGCGTTAATAACGGTGTTTTGCGAAAAATAGGGTATGTCTTTTGTTCTGGTTTTTGACCAAATTCCAAATGTTCTGCCATGCTCTGTTGTTCTGAATGGATCTATGAGGTTCCTTGTGACCTTGCACCCAGCCCCTGAGTAAAGCGCGATCCCTACACCCTCCCCATTTCCCGATGGGCGCAGGTCGAAGATTCGGTTGTCAGAGACGTCACAGTTCACAGCAGACAGATAGATTCCGGTGGCGAAAGGGTTCTCACCTTGAACACCTCCGACGTGCTCGACCGAATTACCCTTGATTTCTATGTTGGCGCCACGGGCGTGTATGCCCTGAAATGTCTGCCTGGACAGGGACGAATCAACGATGCTGATAAAGGAGCTCGTTCGAAAGCTGCTAACCCCATAACTGCCAAACTCAGAACTGTATGCGTCCTTTGTATCTCCTACCAATATTCCAGTCTTGTGACCTCTGATGCATATGTCCTGTACGGTAACGTGCATCCTATCGATAGCGCGTATTCCGCTATGCGTTGCGGTTGGAGTGGTGCTCCCGGAAACGCAAAACCCATTTCCTTTTATCGTGACGCCATTAACGAAAATCGTTATAGAATCTCTTGCCTCGTTTGAATTTTCAAGATTTCCGGTCAGGCAATAAACTCCTGGCGCTTGAATATCAGCCGGAAGGTTTTCTATTTTAATGCAACTTGAATGATCTCGGATCTCCTGCCTTGCGGATGCTACTGAGCTTTCTGTTTTTTGTATCTCGCTAGAGATATGTTTTTTTATGTTTTTTGTAAATTCGTATCCAGAGGCAATTAAAACAACAGAAATAACTGAGCACATCATAAGTGTTGCTGTTATACGGGTTTTCATTCTTCTCGTTCCATCAATAGTTAGTCCTGTAACGCCATTGAAACAATTTATCACATTTTACGAAGCAATAAGCGTGTCGCGAATCCCCCATGCCATTCATCGCTAAAACCGATAGCTATGGAGCTATATCTGATGACATCAATCGAAAAAGACCGCGATATCCTGGCGCGCACACTGTGGGGAGAAGCCCGTGGCGAGAGTTTCGCTGGCCAGGTGGCCGTAGCCTGTGTGATCCGCAACCGGGTGAACGATGGGAAAGAAAAGTCCTGGTGGGGCGAAAGCTATGCCGGCGTCTGCCTGAAACCCTACCAGTTCAGCTGCTGGAACAAGAACGACCCGAACTATCCGTACCTGAGCGGCGCCAAGCCGATCCCGCCTAAGCAATTCGCCCAGGCGCAGCGGGCTGCGGATCTGGTGATCTCCGGACAGGAGCCTGACATCACCAATGGCGCGACCCACTACTACGCCACGACCATGCCGAAGGCGCCGGTGTGGGCCAAGGACGCCAAGCTGACCTTCAGCCTCGGACACCACATCTTCTTTAAGGACGTGCCATGAACCCACTCCTGTTGCGAATTCTTCCTTATATAGCAGCCCTGGCCCTGGTGGCCGGCGCGCTGTTTGGCGTCTATCACCACGGCCTATCGGTCAAGGATGCCGAGTGGCAGGCCAAGTGGAATAAGCGCGATGCAAGGGACGCCCAGGCCAAAGAACAGAACGAGGCCGCCGAACGCGCCAAAGAACAAGCCCGACAACTCGCAATCAACAAGGTGATTCAGGATGGACAACAGATCATTGACCGAGCGACTGCTGACGCTGATGCCGCTCGCGCTTCTGCTGACAGCCTGCGCGGGGCAGCAGACGCCCTTGCCGCTCGACTCGCAACCAGTCAAGGCGGCGGCCATTCCTGCACTGCCGCCGCAAGCCAGGCAGCTACCCGTGCCGTCCTGGTGCTTGCCGACGTGTTCAAGCGCGCTGATGAGAGATCGGGAGATTTGGCGGGATATGCTGATCAAAGCCGGGGCCGTGGAGTAACCTGCGAGCAGGCGTTCGACGGTCTTTCAAAATAGGGGTTGTGTTCGGTCGGCAGGACGCCGGAGGGGGGGCGTGACATTTGCGTGACTTTCTCACGCAGCTATAGGCGTCTGTGGACATTCGGTTGCAGCGAGCATCAGCAAAATCGGCCTATTTACAATGTCTTACTACGGTACTGCGTGCATGGGGTGCTAGGGGTCGAGTGTTCGAATCACTCCGTCCCGACCATATTTTTCAATGACTTAGGCCAGTGTTCACAGCATTGGCCTTTTTCACGTGCGTGACTTTTGCGTGACTCCTCGATTTTTCACGCCTGTTTCCTCTTCAAGATTGTCAGCACCGGTCCACGCGAATCGGTTGCTGATACCATGTTCGCAGCTTCAATCAAATGCCCGAGCTCAGCGCCCGAGTAGTGACTGGTGATGCTGCCGTTCTTGTGACCCAAAAGAGCTTTACGATCTTCCTCGGTGACACCCGCTGCGCGGAGCCGACGGCCAAACGTGTGTTTGAGGTCATGAATCCTGATGGATGCATACCCAGGGTGAGCGGGGCGAAGGTTTTCCTCCTGCCAGAGTTTCGCCGCTCTCACCCGCGCCTTCTTCCATGCCGAATCGTTCATCCGGTGCATTGCGGTGCCGTTGTAAGGAAAAACCCATTCCTTGCTCAGGCCCCGCTGCTGCTCGATGATCGACTTCGCCACGTTGTTGAGCACAACCAGTCGCTCGTCGCCGTTCTTCACGCCGGAGCGTGCATGGCGTCCGCCGAAGTCAGCGGGGATCAGAAACACACTGGTGCCCAGCTCGGGTACCGAGATTTCCCAATCCCACCTCAGCTTGCAGACCTCCTGCTCCCTGGTGCCGGTGTTCACCTTGAACAGCGCCATCGTTTGCAGGTGAGCCGGCAATTCCGCAAAGAGAATCGATTGCTCTGCCCAGGACATCGGGTAGGGCTTCCTGCTCGATTTCTTCTCCTCCAGCTTCGTGAGCATCGGCACGCTATCCAGCCACGGCCTGCGCTCATCGTCTCGCCACTTCCTGGCACACAACGATAAAACCCGAATCACACGCTCGATCGAGATGTTCACCGTTCTGTTGCTGACTCCCTTCTTTACCTTCCCGCTCTCCAGCTTCTTTGTCGCCAGCCTGTCCTTGATGAAAGGCGCCAGGGCCTGGTCATCAATGTGGGTCAGCGGTATGTCGCCGATGAACGGGTCCAGCTGGGCGATGTGATGCGCGGAAAGCTGGAACGATGGCTGATCCTTGATTTCAACAAGGAACCGCATCGCGGCATCCCGCCAAGTCCTCACTTCCCGGACGCCGTAAACCTTCTGTTGCCGGATCAGCTCCAGCCTGAAGATCAGGTACCGCTCTGCTTCCTGTCGGTCAGTTGTGCCAGTAGATTCGTAAAGTCTTTCGCCGTTGATCTTCTTGTCGATATGCCAGATACCTTTCCTTTGGGAGAGGCCTGTGATCGATTTTCGCGCCATGGTTTATCTCCTTGCTGGCGCTCGCTGCGGGGCGATTGTTGCTCCGGGGCGCGCTTTTTATCAATGGACTTTGCCTCAACATAGGCCGAGGCCCAGTCGTCCAGCTCCTGCCGATCAAACCCAACACCACGCTCCCCGATGGGGAATTCGTGGACGTGGGGGCGAACCTCGGCGTCGAACACTGCCCGGCACATGCCGAGGTAGGCCGGCGCCTGCTTTGCCCGGATAAAGCGCGGGAGTAGCGCGATCTCTGCATTCATACCTTCCTCCAAGCTTCGCGCTGCGCCTTGTTCCATCCGTCAACCCAGCGCTGCTTTGAGAATGGCGACGTGTCGTTTTTCGTATCGAACGGGTTTTTGTCGATGCTCACGCCCTTGAGGAAGGCCGCGTATCCCTGCTCGAACGGGTTGATCTTCTGGCCGTGCAGTTCTGCAATTGCCATGTGTGTGCTCCATGCCGCGCGTGGCGGCAGAAGGTGGTTATTCGGTGCGGAAGACTTCGGCGCGGACGGCGCGCCATTCCGGTTTTGTGGTGACCGGTTCGCGGCCAAACCACTGTTCGGCCTCCTTCGCCAGATCCTCGCGGGCTTGGCTCCATCCGCCACCGAGGCGAAGTGCCATAACGCGCACCTGGTCCCCGAGCGATTTGCACCGGCTCAGCTTTGTTTCAGCGCAAATGAACATGCGCGATCTCCCGCCCGCCGTTCACCGGCAGGCTGTAGGTGGATTGGGGTTAGGGTTATTGCGCCGGCGGCAGCATCTTCTGCGCGGCTTCGACCATGCGGCGTCCGTCGGGCAGCAGCATGTGAGGCATGAACACCTCCTCGAACGTCATCAGCTGGCACTCAACGGCGGTGACCTGGGCCTTCACCCAGTCGCGCAGCATTGAGCACACGGCAATCTGCGCGATGTCCGCCGCCTTCTGCCTATGCTCGTCCGGTGTGGATCGCATGCGGCTGCTGTGTGGGTGCTCGCGCAGCCAGGCGCTGGCATAGCCGCCCCAGTGCCCGAGCAATTGAACCGTGCGCCCGCGGTGCTCGAACTGGACCAGGGTTATCTGCTCCTTCGCCTTGTGCATGATCCCGTAGTTGTCGCACCCAAACCGGCCAAGGATCTTCTGGATTTCAGCGAAGGCCTTGTCGCCGCTGGTGGCGTTTTCGTAAGGCAGGCTCATGGCCTGGGCCCCCTGTATATCAGGTGGGCCATGTTGAGCAGGGGGAGGATCATGGCGTCACCTCCAGTGGCATAAAGCTCAGATCAATGAAGCATTCGCCAAACTGGATACCGATTGTCTGCACCATCCGACCATGAGGCGCTTTAGTCAGAACACCGATGCGGCGGATTCCGTAACTGGATTCAATGGCGCTGATAACCAGCTCTGGCACGGACGCGCTATCAGTCCATGGAACAGCAATCAGGTCCATATCGCGGGCCAGCGAGCCATGGACAGCCAGCGCGTAACCGTTTGCACGGGCAATCTCCGCCAAGCCTGGATAGAGGCACATGTAGGTCGGCGCATTGTTGGCTTTTGGTTTTCTGCTCAGGTCGCTCATGACGTCACTCCGACCAGCAACTGAGTTCCTCGGCCATTTCCTCGGCCGGCTCGCCAATCTCGCTGAGACGGCCTTCGTACTCATAGTTGTCGTAGATCGTTGCGCCAGTCTCCCAGCAGAACGCCAGGTCGCCTGGCTTCCACCAGCCCATGGTGCTGCGCATATACAAAGCGGCGCGGAGGATCCAGTACATTTTTTTCATGCGAGTTCGTCCTTGCCGCTATAGCGGCTGACTTTGAAGGGGGAGGGGTTAATTGCTGGGTGCCGTTCGCTAGAATAGCTACTAAGCAGCGCCGTTCACATGCTGGTATCGAGGGCCTGAGCTATAGTCCCAGCAATATCATTCATGTGGGCCGGGATATGGAACTGAGCATCGTGCGGATTTATCTGGGTGAACTTAATGCTCAAGCTAAGATGGCGGGGCACGCGTTCACAGCACTCGCTATCAACCAGGATAGGATGGATACATGCACGCCAGAGTCCGGGAGAGATTACAGTGTGTTGCATTCCGAGCATTTCCGTAGTGCACACAGCTTCTTAACTCATTGCAGCAATATTTCTAAGTTGCTGTGGCCGCCAAAGATCCAGGAAAAAACGAAACCTAAGGCTTGTGAATGTCGGGAATGTAAGCTTTGTCGATCCCGATTTGCTCAGCATAGGGCGCTGACACTTCGTAAGGCTATCGGCTTAGACGGCAAAAAAGAGCATGTTCTTCAGGACCGGACATTGCGTGATCATCTGGAACACTTTGACGAAAGACTAGACAAGTGGCAGAGGACCTCCAAAAGGCGTAATTATTTTCAAGATTGCATTGGCTCCCCCGAGATTTTCTTCGAAGGAATCGATAACGGCGACATGATGCGCTTTCTGGATCCGCCAACAGGAGATTTTGTCTTCCAAGGGAAGCGCTACGGCTTGGTATCTCTGATGGAAGGCGTAGATGAGGTGTCCAGCAAAATTTCTGCAGTGATTGATCGATATCAATGAATGGCTGCTTCACATCCTTTTTGTCGATCCTTTATTCCAGGCATGCATGTCTCCGCCCCGCCACATGGGCAGGCTTGATAGGGGAAGGGGTTATAGAGGGGTGGAGTACAGATGTACTCCTTTCAGGATTTGGCAGGATCGGCGGCGGGGTGCGTTGCGTTCCACTGTTCGAAAGCCTCCTGGGTGGTGGGCGCCGTGATCTTCTCGTCGCAGGTGTAGCAGTGCGCCACGCCGCCGGCGGCGCCTACGTCACGGTGACCTTGCTTGCATGGGTTCATGCGCCAATCGTCATCCTTCGCCGGCTCTGCGCTGGCTTTCAAAAGTCCAGTCTTGCGGTAGCATTCGGTTGGGAAGCCGTACTCGCGACAAGCGCAAACCTCCCCGCATTCTTCCTCTGGCTGCTCGATGCGGAGAAGCCCGTGCTTTACGGCGATGTCTTGAATGTCGCCGCCGTCAAAGCTTCCGCCCTCAAATGCTGCCGAAACCATCTCGTTGGCGAATGCGCGCAGGGTGTCGCGTTCTGCTTGATACGCGTTCCGCTCAAGCACGATCGGCCGTATGGCGCACTCGCAGACCATATGGAATCTGTCAGTCCATTCCTTTTCTTTGGCTGCCAGCTTCTCCTCAGCCTCGCCCGCATCGGTGTAGACGCCTAAATTTCTCAGCCAGTCTATAACCGGCCAAATATCCAGTTTGAAGCGCTGTTCGAATGCGCCTCGCAAAGATTCGACCTTCCTGGCTCGCCCGATGGCAGCGGACGCCACCGGCTGCGCATCAGCTTGCGGCGGTACAGGGGCCTGCGCTTCCAGCTCGTCGATGCGCTGGTCTGCCGTGGTCAGGCGCTGCTGAAGGGCAGCATTCTCGGTTGCGGTTCTCTCCAGCAGGTTCGCCAGCCCTTCGATGTGCTCCTTCTCGGTAAGGCCTATGTTCGGCTTGGCCGTGGCGAAGCTGCGTGAGTAGTCGAGCGCGGCCCGAACGTTTGGCGCAATTGTGTTTTCTGTAGGCACGGGGAGTCCTTGCCGGGCCAGGCCCGGGCGGTGGAGTGGGGGGGAGTTATGCGGCGTCAGTCGTCGCTGGTGAGAATGGAGAATGCTGTTGCTGCCACTCGCGGAACTTGTCCATTGCCAAGGGCTTTAATTCGGTCCAGCCGGAAGGCCACCCCATCAGCCATTCGACCCACTCCGGGTTCAATGGGCCACCGACTACTTGAGGCAGGCACTCGCCTGATTTGCTGCCAGTCCTTTCCATCCGGCTTTTGCCTGGATGCCTGTAATCGCGCCTTACTGGAGTTGGCCATAGCTTGACTGCCGCGCTCAGACCCCACCCGGCATTCTTGCTGCTGCCCGGCTGATTGTGGTTGCCATGTACCGTTATCGTTGGCCACAAGCCAGATGCGGTCACGCTGATGGGGCGCTCGGCAGTCGGATGCTGAAACAATGCACCACTGCGC